GATGCAGGTACTCTATCCAATCTGCCTGGTGGTTTGAAATCACGAGGTCTGAGAATTAAGGGTGATGATTCCCCCATCATGCCTGGTGAATTCAGGGATGTAGATGTCCCTGGAGGAGCCATTAGAGACAATATAGCGTTTCTACCCTATAAGGAACCATCTCAAGTGCTTTATTCACTCCTTGAAAATATTGTTGACGAGGGAAGAAGATTTGCATCGCTAACTGATATGAAGATTAACGACATGAATCAGGAAGCACCCGTAGGAACTACGCTTGCCATTATGGAAAGAACGATGAAAGTCATGTCTGCCATTCAGCAAAGACTACACGCTTCCATGCGAATTGAGTTTAGGATATTGACAGACATTATACGAGATTTCACTAAGCCGTCTTATCCTTACGAAGTGAAGGCAGGAGAAGAAATTAAAGAAAAAGATTTTGATGATAAGGTGGATGTGATTCCAGTTTCCAATCCGAATGCAGCAACAATGGGACAACGCATTATGCAGTATCAGGCTGCTTTACAGTTGGCACAACAGGCACCGCAAATGTACAACATGCAGGAACTGCATCGTCAGATGCTGGATGTCTTGGGCATACAGGATGCCGATAAGATTGTACCGACTGATGATGACATCATGCCACTTGATCCTGTGGCGGAAAATATGAATATATTAAACGGGGAACCCGTTAAAGCCTTTGAGTATCAAGATCATGAAGCTCACATTACAGTGCATTTAGCGGCTTCAGAAGACCCCGAATTGAAGCAACGAGCAGAAGCTTCTCCAATGGGACCAACTATTTTAGCTGCCTTGGATGCTCACGTTACCGAACACTTGGCTTTCTTATACCGAGGACAGATCGAAGCCGAACTGGGAACACCGCTACCGCCAGTAGGAGAACCTTTACCAGAACATATTGAAAAGCAATTATCAACCTTGGTAGCCGAAGCGTCACAGAGATTGTTAAGCAGACATCAGAAAGAAGCGGAAGAAGAACGTATCCAAGAAGAATTGGAAGACCCGTTAGTTCAAGCCAAGCTGCGTGAACTCGATATCAAAGAAAAAGATGTCGATAGAAAGACACAGGCAGATGTAATGAAGCAGGAAGCCACTACGGAACGTGAATTACGCAAGGACCAACTGGAAGTAAAGAGAATTAAATCGCAAGAAAAAATTGCGGGAGCTAAGATTGGTGCTGATATAATGGAAACCATTGTCGATGCACAGATAGCTGACAAGGAACTTTCCGCCAAGCAACAAGCGAAAGGTGCTGATGTTGGCGTGAGAATAGCTGAAAAGCTAATGGATAAAGATAAAGAGCAGAAAGATGGCAGACCTCCTAGGAAGTAGTTTTAAAGATGCTTTTCTTAGACGAATTAATGATGAGAAAGAAAGAATTAAGGAGCATCTCGCAGAAGGCACTGTTGAAGATTACAACGCTTTTAAAAGACTGACTGGAGTCATTGAAGGTCTTAATTTAGCCGAAAGAGAATTTAAAGAAGTCTTTGAAATAATAGAAAATAGTTGAAATAAATTATTTCTCAGATATTATTGTTTTTGACTGGGAACGCAAAACCCATAATTTTGTGCAACAACAGGATGACTTATGACATCTGAAACCAACGTAGCTGAGATTGATACCGATCAAGAATCTCAGACATCTACGCAAATGCCAGAACCTTCTGGTTACAAGATATTGATCGCACTCCCTGACGTAGAAGAAGCCACTGAAGGTGGCATTATCAAAGCCGAAGAAACAAGGTACGCTGAATCCGTTGCTACTATTGTTGGTTTTGTTCTAAAGATGGGTCCTGATTGTTACAAAGATCAAAAGCGTTTTCCCAGTGGTCCTTGGTGTAGTGAAGGAGATTTTATCTTAATGCGTACCTATACAGGTACTCGTTTCAGAATTCATGGTAAAGAACTTCGTTTAATTAATGATGACAGCGTAGAAGCTGTGATCGATGACCCAAGAGGATATGAAAGACTATGATTGAAGAAAATGCAGAACAATTAGAAGTAGAGGAAGAGACTGATCTCGGTAAAGAAGATTTTGAACTGCCCGTAATAGAAACTTCTAAAGAAGAAAAGTTTTTCGGTAAGACTACTCAAGTGAGCAATGCATCTGATGATGAACTTGAAGTGCAGGTAGTTGAAACAGAAGAAGTCGAAACTCCCAAAGAAAATATTGAAGAAATTGATTCAGTTAGTGGCAGGGTACAGAAACGAATTGATAAGCTCAAATACGAGTTTCACGAAGAACGCAGAGCCAAGGAAGATGCACAGAGGATGAGGGATGAAGCGGTAAATGCTGCTCAAACCTTAAATAGTCAACTGCAACAAGCTAGACAGATGGTGTCTCGTGGACAACAAGCAGTGGTCTCGAATGTGGCTGCCAAGGCAGAAGCAGAATTAGAACATGCGAAGAGGGTTTGGTCGGATGCTACTGATGAAGGCGATAAAGAAGCCATCATTAATGCACAGGAAAAAATGTTGGAAGCTAAACTGCAATTGTCGCAAGCCGATGCAGCTATAAAGAGGCAACCTCGAAGGCAACCACCTAAACGACCTAAAGCTCCTTCGCCACAGCAAATAGCACAAACACAACCGCCTCCACTTGATCCGTTAGCTGAAGAATGGCTTGGTAAAAATGAATGGTTTAATACCGATAAAAAGCTTACAGGTTTTGCAATGGGGGTGCATGAAGATTTATTAACAGAGGGTATTAATCCTCAAACAAGGGAATACTACGACAAAGTAGATGCTGAAATGAAAAGAGCATTTCCCAACAATTTTTCCGATTCCGAGTTGGATCAAGGGCAAACTGCTCCAACACGGAACGCAGCTACGATGGTAGCTCCAGCCACTAGAAATAATGGCGGAAAACCACGCAAAGTGCAGTTAACGCCCACTCAAGTCTCTCTCGCCAAGAAGCTTGGGTTATCAGCAGAACAATATGCTAAACAAATAGTAAAGGAGATGATTTAATGTCCGAAGAGCGTAATCGAGAGATCGAAGGTCGAGAGACCCATGAAGCTTCACGAGAAGTAGAGAACAGAGAAACTGAGAAGAGAGATGAACCTTGGGCACCGCAGAGTATTCTGCCTGACCCAAAGCCACAAGATGGATATGTATTTAGATGGATTGCCACTTCCGTAAATGGCACTGTCCTGAATACAAATGTATCATCCCGTTTCAGAGAAGGTTGGGAGCCTGTAAAAATGGAAGATCATCCAGAGATAGCGGAAAACATTGTCCCTGATTATCATTCCCATTTTAAAGGCAACATCGAAATCGGAGGATTGCTTTTATGCAAAGCCGATGCCGAAACCATGAAGAAAAGGGATGAGTACTACCAAGAAATGGCAAAAGCTCAAATCGAAGCAACTGATCAAAATTACTTCCGTGAACAAGATTCTAGAATGCCCATGTCATCTGACAAGGACACTAGGGTCAAATTTGGGAGTGATTCTTAGAGCAGAAAATAGGATCACATTTTATGTAATTTAGTATTATAGGAGAAAAGCAGATGGCTTCATCAGCAACACCCTATGGTGCAAGACCAATTGGTACTTTAAGTGCAAGCGGTTCCTATTCAGGAAAAGTTCAGCACATAAAGATTGCAAGTGCATACGCAGTAAATATCTTCTATGGAGATTTTGTAAAGTTAGTAGCGGCAGGGACTATTGAAAAAGACGCTGGAACTACTACTTTCACTCCATGTGGAGTATTTGTTGGGTGTTCTTACACCGATCCAAACACTAGTCAGAAGACATTCGCACAAATGTGGACAGCTTCTGTTGCAGCTTCCGATGCGGTAGGTTATATTATAACCGACCCTGCATTGGTAATTCAGATGCAAAGTGATGGGTCAGGTGCTCAGACTGTATTAGGAAATAATGTAGCTCTGGCGAACACTTCAGGCTCTACCACAATTGGCACCAGTAAAAATGCAGTAGACATTTCTACGGCTGCAGCTACCACAGCGACTCTACCATTACGAATCATTGATTTCGTTGATGGACCAGATTCGTCTGTAGGAGACAGCTATACGGATGTTATTGTTAAATATAACGCTGGGCACCAGTACGATAATACAACAGGTATATAGGAGTAATTCAATATGGCTATTTCAAGAGCACAATTGCTGAAAGAACTCCTCCCTGGACTTAATGCTCTCTTTGGACTCGAATACGCTAAGTATGAAAACGAAGATGCAGAGTTGTATGAATCGGAATCTTCTGATCGTTCTTTCGAGGAAGAAACTAAACTTTCAGGCTTTGGAGCAGCTCCAGTAAAGGCTGAAGGCGGAGCGATGTCCTACGACAACGCACAGGAGGCGTTCACAGCACGCTATAACCATGAAACAATTGCAATGGGATTTGCGATCACAGAGGAGGCAATGGAGGATAACCTTTATGACTCTCTCTCTGCTCGTTATACCAAAGCATTAGCTCGTGGTATGGCTTATACCAAACAACAGAAGGCTGTTGTTCCATTTAACAATGGATTTACCAACTCATACCAATCAGGTGATGGCGTGAATTTATTCACAGCATCAGGTGATGGTGTAACTGGCGGTGATGGTCACCCACTTGTTTCGGGTGGGAAAAACTCTAATCGCCCAGCTACGGCTGCAGACCTCAACGAGACTTCTCTTGAGAATGCAACCATTACCATTTCTGGTTGGACAGATGAGCGTGGACTGAAAATTGCGGCAAGACCAAGTAAATTGGTCATTCCTACGAACTACCAGTTTACAGCAACTAGATTGCTGGATACTCCAGGTAGATCGGGAACTGCTGACAATGATATCAACGCTTTTCGTTCTTTAGGAACTGTTCCTGAAGGTTTTACAGTTAATCACTATTTAACCGACACGAATGCATGGTTCTTAATGACCGATATTCCTAACGGATTTAAGCACTTTGTCAGAACCCCTATCGAGAACAGCATGGATGGGGACTTCGATACAGGCAATGTTCGCTACAAATCTAGGGAAAGATACTCTTTTGGAGTTTCAGACCCATTAGGAGCGTATGGTTCTCCAGGTTCGTCATAAAAAATTAGGGAAGTAGTTTTTACTACTTCCCTTTTTTTACATCTAGGGATTTTTTTATATCTATCGACTGACCTAGCAGACTTGCCAAGACGATAGAGTTATTTAGGAGACTAAATTATGGCAAACACAACTTTTAGTGGACCAGTCAGGTCAGAGGGTGGATTTGAACAAATCAGCAAAAACTCTACAACTGGTGCCATTACAACAAATCTGGATGTAGATACCAGTGGTAATATTACAACCACAGGTTATTTATCCGCTTATTCAAACGTAAGTAGCATTACCAGTGCTACCAAAAGTGTTGAATCAACGGATTCAGGTACTGTTTATACCCTTAACAGGGCAGCAGGTATTGTAGTTACATTACCAACTGCAGCAGCAGGATTGAACTATACTTTTATAGTGGGTACGACTTTCACGGGTGCAGGACAAATTAATACTGATAATGCCAGTGATTTATTTTCTGGCTTTGCCACGATCTTTGATCCAGCAACTGCAACAGATACCAATACCTTTGTTCCCGATGCCAGTGATGATGATACGATTGATTTAGGTACAGCAGCACAGGGTTGGTTAGTAGGTGGAATAATTCGTTTAGTAGCTACGAGTGCAGCAGTATGGCATTGTGAAGCTTTCTTACATGGTGACGGCACATTAGCGACTCCATTCGAGTAAGGGGGTAAATAATGGCTGATGCAGTAACCTCACAAACGATAGAGGATGGCGGTAAAAATCTGGTAATGAAATTTACCAATATTAGTGATGGCACGGGAGAAAGTGCGGTTGCTAAGATTGATGTTTCAGCTTTGGAATCAAGTCCCCTTACGGGACAAGCCTGTAACCGAGTTTCTTTACAGAGAATTTGGTTTAGTAATATCGGTATGGGTTTTAAACTGTATTGGAATGCAAGTTCCAATATGTTTATTTGCCAAGCACCCAAGGATTGGAGTGATACATGGAATTTTTCCTATGGAATGGATCAGTTACCAGGTATTCCCAATAATGCAGGAGGCGGTATAAATGGTGATTTGTTGTTAACAACCAATGACCATACAAGTGGTGATACTTATAGTGTTATTATTTGGGCTCACAAGCATTATGCTAATCCTAGTTAATGCCATTAAGGAAAGGTAAATCTAATAAAGATGTTTCCTCTAATATAAGAACATTGCGGCAGGAGGGGTTCCCCCAGAACCAATCTGTCGCAATTGCTCTTAGTAAAGCAGGAAAATCTAATAAAAGTTCTGGAGGGAAACTTTCAGGAGGAGGAAAAAATATGCCAGAAGTAGATGGTAAACATTACCCTTATGATAAGGCAGGAAAAAAGGCTGCTAAAAAAGCGGCTCAAGCCAAAGGTGTTGAAGTAGAGTATAAGAGCGATGGCGGTGTTATTGGCTCAACTCAGAGAAGAAGAGCCAGACAGGGTGCAGAAGTAGTAAAATAATAAATGGCTACTACGACCACTAATGCGTTTAATTTAGATATCGGTGATATTGTCGATGAAGCATTTGACAGGTGTGGCTTAGAAGCTCGCACTGGATATGATTATAAGACTGCCAGACGCAGTCTTGATCTGATGATGCTGGAATGGCAAAACCGAGGATTAAACTTATGGACTATAGAAAGTGGAACTACTACCTTAACGGCTGGTACTTCTGAATACACTTTTGATGCAGACACAGTTGATCTGCTGGAAGTGCACTTACGTCTAAATAGTGGTGATACTTCTAGTCAAACTGACTATGATCTTACACGAGTTTCTGTATCAGGTTATGCGGATTTACCTAATAAATTACAAGAAGGCAGACCTTTACAATATTATGTAGAGCGATTAACCAGTAGTTTTAAGATAATCTTATATCCTGTGCCTGATGATGTTCAAACTTATGTATTAAGTTATTATCGGGTCAGACAAGTTTACGACAGTGGAGATTTAGGCAGTTATAACATGGATGTACCAAAATTGTTTCTTCCTAGTCTAGTGGCAGGTTTAGCTTATTATGTTGGGATGAAATATCCAGAAGCAGTCGGTAATCGATTAGCGGTGTTAAAACAAGAATATATGGAACAATTTGATTTAGCAGCCGAGGAAAACAGGGTTAAGGCATCGTTTAGATTTGTGCCTTGGACTTATAACTCATGAGTGAATTTGCAGCAGGTAAAAAAGCGTTTGGATTCTGTGATCGTTGCGGATTTCGTTATCCATTACATGAATTAAGAAATCAAGTTAGAGATTTACGACCCACAGGCTGGATGGTATGTCCCGAATGTGATGATGAACCTCAACCACAGTTACAACAAGGTAGTTTCAAGATTTACGATCCAGTAGCTTTAAGGAATCCCAGACCTCCTCTTGGTCAAGCAGCAAGCAGGAGAACCTCGGCATGGAATCCTATAGGTGGTTGGAACTCAGAATTTGGACCCAGTGATTTAGACAATATGTACATGACGGGTGAAGTAGGTTTTATTAAGGTAGTAATATCATGAATTATGCAGGATTAAAGACAGCTATACAGAATTATCTTCAGAATACTGAAACTACTTTTACAGATA